CAAGAATCAATTGATTCTGCATATCCTATTAGGAACGATTTGTGGATGGTAAAAAACTTCTTTAATCCTGAGCTATTACAAGATATCTTAAATCAAATTGAGATCCAGACTGAATGGCGAATCCAAGAAATGCAAGAGCTCCTGCCTAGGAGAACGTTGCATCGAACACCCGACGGGTTGATTGACAATATTTGGTCCATGCTCAATAATTTAGATTTTTCTAAACTTGGGGTAAAGTTTAAACATGTCACAATATGGAAAGACTCTGCTGGGTATAGAATACCTGAACATGAGGACAATGATCAAGTAAAAGCAGCCATGCAAATTTACTTAAATGATATTCCACAACAGCTAGGAACATGGTTTGAAGAAATTGAAGTTCCATTTATAAAAAATACAGGATACATTATGAAAAACACAAACAAACTCAGGCATGGTATGAGGAAAGCCGTGCCTGCACATACAACCAGATATAGTCTATATGCCTGGTTTGATTTGATTGAATCACATGCTTGAAGATTATGGTAATTGGTGTCCGGAAATATATCGTGGCATGTATATCGATCGGCACAACAGCGATCATGTTCAAGTGGCTCCTTGTTGCCAGGCTCACTCGAGCATAGAAAAAGTTGAAGATTTTGATTTCAATACTAGTCCTCACCTCACACAACTCAGACAACAGTTTGATCGCGGTGAAAAGCCAAAAGAATGTGCTAGATGTTGGAAAGTAGAAGATCATGGCGGACGAAGTCGACGTCACGGTGCCATTGAGTTTTTTCAATTGCCCAAGATTGATCGAAGTGTATCACTACACAGTATAGACTACAATGCCACATGGGCCTGTAACCTTGCCTGTGTGATGTGTGGTCCAACATACAGTAGCTTCTGGGCCAAACAAGAAAATCTTGACAACGAAGGACTAACAATTATCGGTAGGCATTTTCGAAATCAGAACAGTGTATTAGATAATGTTGACATCACCGGATTAAAACAAGTTCATTTCAATGGTGGTGAGCCGTTGCTTAATAACGACCACACTGACCTGTTGGGTAGATTAGAAAAACAACAGGTTTTAAAAAATGTAAATGTAAGTTATAATACCAATGGTACCATAATGCCAAACAGCAAAACGATCGATCTCTGGAGCCAGGCTCGGTTGGTTAAATTATATTTCAGTATTGATGCTGTGGGCCCGGCATTTGAATATGTGAGATGGCCCGGAGTATGGAGTCAGACCTGTAAAAACATGCTAGACATGAAAAGAGATTTGCCTAGCAATGTGATGTTTGGATTTAACTCAACTGTGGGTTGCTATAATTTGTTTGAGATGGCAGATGTATGGAACTGGTTTGATCAAAACATTTCCACCAACAGAGAAGGTGATGATTCGGATTTTTGCTGGCAGTTTGCAAATAAATTTGATCCAAATTATTTGAACAGTGATATCAAAAATCTAGCCATTGAACAGTTAAAATCTATTCCGGCCTTTGATGGTCTGGTCAAGCATCTTGAGTTAGAGACACCACAAGATCACAGTTGGATGCAGTATCTCTCAAGACTTGATTCTACACGCGGTACCAGTTGGATGCATAGTTTAAAAATCGCAAACTACATAAACGAAAAACCTTGACCCAAGATACCATTCATATTCTTATCTGTGGTGACAGTTTTTGTGTGCCTGATCCTGCCTTTCCGGGATTGCATTGGTCGGAGAAAATATTAAATCACTCACCAACATTTAAAATTTCTAATCTTGCCTACGGTGGCAGCAGCAATGCACTGATTTCATTGCAGCTATTACAAGGGTTAAAGTTAAATCCTGATTTTGTGATATTTTCTTTCACCAACCCACTTCGATATGAATTTGACAAAGATATTGCTGCACTTACTGAGTCTTTGACCGATCAAGAGATTGCAGATCATCTTTATCTCAACAGACGCTACACTACCACTTGTTATTCTGACAACAAAGAAAAAATAAAAACAACCGATCATTGGTTGGCCACAGCGGCCTCAATGAACATGGAAATGATGAAAAATTATATGTATGTGTTGATGTGTATGACTACTTGTGCCGCACAAAGAATACCATTTTGCTATAGCATTGGTGGATTTGAAGATATTGTAAAACTGTCTGATTCTAACTATATAAAAAACTTTACCGACTATTATCAGTATCAGGAACTGATAACAAATCTATGGCATCATCGCAGCGATGGGATCAGACCGTGGCATCATGTGAGTGACGATGCGGTCCAGGCTTTGTTTGCTAATGAATGCATTGATCATATTTTAAGGAAAAAATCTTGTTAAAAGACTACGGAGTTGACGTACAACGCTTGTTCTTGGAGATGATGTTAGAGGACGCACAAGGCTATGTGCGTGTGCAGAACATCTACAATCCAGAGAACTTTGATAAGAGCCTGCGACCAGCGGCTGCGTTTATCAAAGAGCACGGAGACAAATACAAGACCTTGCCCGATCGCGCACAGATAGCAGCCACAACTGGCGTCAAACTACAGTCAGTGCCTGAACTCAACGAAGGGCACTTTGAATGGTTCATGAATGAGTTTGAATCATTCACTCGCAGACAAGAACTTGAGCGGGCTATCTTAAAAGCAGCAGACTTGTTGGAAAAGGGTGATTATGATCCTGTGGAGAAGCTGATCAAGGATGCTGTGCAGATTAGTTTGACCAAGGACATGGGCACAGATTACTTTGCTGATCCTGCTGCCCGGATACGAAAATATTTTGAATCTGGCGGACAAGTATCAACAGGCTGGCCACAACTGGATCGATTGTTGTATGGTGGATTCAGTCGAGGCGAATTGAATATCTTTGCAGGTGGATCAGGATCAGGAAAGAGTTTGGTCATGATGAACATCGCATTGAACTGGGTGCAACAAGGACTCAGCGGTGTGTATATCACGCTAGAACTCTCTGAAGAACTCACAAGTCTTAGAACAGATGCCATGTTGACCAACATGAGCACCAAAGACATCCGCAAGGACATTGACACAGCAGAACTCAAAGTCAAACTGGTGGCCAAGAAGAGCGGCAACTATCAAGTGAAAGGATTGCCGGCACAATCAAACATCAACGACATCCGAGCATACTTAAAAGAGTATCAGATACAAACAGGCAAGCGGGTAGACTTTGTGATGATCGACTATTTGGACTTGTTAATGCCGGTTAGCGCCAAGGTAAGTCCAAATGACTTGTTTGTGAAAGACAAGTATGTATCGGAAGAACTGCGTAACTTGGCCAAGGAATTACAGATGCTGATGGTCACAGCTAGTCAGCTGAATCGATCAGCAGTGGAAGAAGTGGAGTTCGATCACAGCCATATATCGGGTGGTATCTCCAAGATCAACACAGCAGACAATGTGTTTGGTATCTTGACATCACGTTCGATGAAAGAGCGTGGCAAGTATCAGATACAATGTATGAAGAGTCGTAGTTCGACAGGTGTGGGACAGAAGATCGATCTAGAATACAATATTGATACCATGCGTATCACAGACGAGGGCGGAGATGAGAATGATAACGGATTCCGCAAGCCCAGCAGCGTGATGGAATCAATCAAGGCTCGTGCTAGTGTTGCACCAGCAGATGCCGCAGCGCCTGCTAAATGGGAGCGGGCTCAACCCAAGCCGGGCATTGATCCACTAGACCCTACACCAAAGATCACAGCAGATGTGCAAAGCAACAAGCTCAAGGAGCTGTTGGGCAAGATCAGAACCGGATGATGTATGTATAGCATTGAAGAAATAAAACACGTTCATCTAGAGATATCTAGTAGGTGCAATGCGGCCTGCCCGCTGTGCCTAAGAAATTTTTATGGATATCCGCATAATGATGGGTATATTGAGCACGACATGACCTTGGCCGAGGCGCAACAAATATTCCAACCTGAATTTTTAAAACAGATAAATGTGATTTATATCAATGGCAACTTTGGTGATGCTGTGATGAACCAGGATACTATTCCTATTGTTGAATATTTTAAATTGCACAATCCCAATCTCCACATAGGAATCAGTACCAATGGTGGTGCAAGAGATCGTGATTTTTGGCAAACATTGGCCCATAACAAAGTGGAGGTGATATTTTGCATCGACGGCATAGATGAAGTTCATAGTCTTTATAGACAAAATACATTGTATTCGGTCGTGATGAAAAATGCCAAGACATTCTTAGAAGCGGGTGGCAGCGCCGTTTGGAAGATGATTGATTTTGACCACAATCGCCATCAACAGGATCAAGCAAGACAACTCAGTGAAGAAATGGGATTTTTTTGGTTCAATCTAGTAGATCATGGAAGAAATAACGGACCGGTGTTTGATAAAAATAAAAATCTATCGCATGTGATAGGCAACCCATCGACTACAAGTTTTGAAGTATTATGGCACGATAAAATACATAATGAGGTCACCCTGGATCATTTGATGAATTCTCGGCCGCCTCGCCCGATTAAATGTGAAGCAAAAGCAGGCAAATCGTTGTATATCTCCAGTGTGGGAGAAGTATATCCTTGTTGTTATATGGGATACAGTCCCAAGACTTACGGACAAGGAAACTACTATGGTCCGATCAACAAGCAGATCAGACCAATGATTAGTGAAAACAACGCATTGGAGAAACCGCTAGCGGATTGTATTTCTTGGTTCAATAAAATTGTTGAATCCTGGGAGATTTCGACATTTCAGCAAGGTCGGCTGGTGATTTGCAATGACACCTGCGGGTGCTAGATATGTATAGCATCGAAGAAATAAAATATATCCATCTAGAGATATCCAGTAGATGTAATGCCTCCTGCCCGTTGTGCCCTAGAAATTTCTATGGATATCCGTATAATGATGGCTATACTGAACATGACATGACCTTGGCCCAGGCCAAACAAATATTCCAACCTGAATTTTTAAAACAACTCAACGGAATCAATATCAATGGCAACTTTGGTGATGCTGTGATGAATCAGGACACTGTGGCCATCGTTGAATATTTTAGATCGCATAACAGCGATCTCCACATATCGATCAGCACCAATGCCGGCGCAAGAGATCGTGAGTATTGGCGGGCGTTGGCTCGCAATGATGCTGAAGTGATATTTTGTATTGATGGCATAGATGAAGTTCATAGTCTTTATAGACAAAATACAATGTTTTCGATTGTGATTAAAAATGCCAAGATATTCATTGAAGCAGGTGGAAGAGCTGTTTGGAACATGATTGATTTTGATCACAATCGTCATCAGCAAGCTCAAGCTAGACAACTCAGTGAAGACTTAGGGTTTGTTTTTTTTAATCTAGTAAATCAAGGAAGAAATCGAGGACCGGTGTTTGATAAAAATAAAAATCTAGTTCATGTGATGGGCAACCCACCAACCACAAATTTTGAGGTGTTATGGCAACACAGAACCCAGCATAAAACATCACTGGAAGAGCTCATAAACAGCCCAATGAGACCAACTCCTGTTCTGATCAGTTGTCAAGCAAAAAAAGAAAAATCATTATATATCACTAGTGTGGGCGAGGTATATCCCTGTTGCTTTCTTGGGTTTAGTCCCAGAACTTATGGAACCGGCATCTTGCACGGTGCTGCAAACCCTCAATTGATACCATTGATTAGTGACAACAACGCATTGGAGAAATCTTTGTCGGAGTGTATTTCTTGGTTCAATAAAATTGTTGAATCCTGGGAAATCCCTACATTTCAGCAAGGTCGGCTGGTGATTTGCAATGACACATGCGGCACCAAAACCAATAAATAAACCAAAGGCCCTTGAACGCAATGCAAAAACGCACCCGTAGTCTATTGGAAGAACTAGATTCAATGTATGTTGAGCGTGAGCGCGACTTGATAATAGAAAGCCGCGCATCCAACATCATTGCTGGTGCCATTAACTTGTTAGAACAGATAGACGCTTCCTATTCACCAGAGCAAGCAGAAAATCTCACACGCAAAATGCTGAATGCAATCCGTACAAGAGATGCAAGCAAATTTGCTAGAACCGTAAGGCGTAGTCATGCAAATCAATAAACTGCTGGAAGGCGGAAACGTATTCAAAGGCCCCAAAGGCGAACCACTCACACAACGGATCAATCGTCAAGATGTGCCTGCCACGATCCGTTGGATAGAGCAAGTTACTGGTATAGAATTCCCTGAGGACCGTTGGCTAGGATCGACTGGCAAGAAACCCACATCTGGCGACTTGGATCTAGCTGTGGATCTCAATGAAGTAAGCAAAGAACAACTGGCTGGAATACTCACACAATTTTTACAGAGTCAAGGAGCCGATCCTAGAGAATATGTGGTCAAAAAAGGTGAGGTGCATTTTAAAACGCCCATTGGTGGTGATGCCAATCGCGGATTTGTGCAGACTGATTTTATGTTCTTCCCTAATCTAGATTGGGGTCAGTTTTATTACGGTGGCGGTGTGGATTCAGAATACAAAGGCATGAACCGCAATGTGTTAATGTCAAGCATAGCCAAACAGCAAGGACTCAAAGTTGGTGCCAACGGCATGTTTTCTCGTGCCACAAATGAACTGGTCAAACACGGCATGGACCCTGACTATGTGGCTAGTGTACTATTAGGTCGTGGTGCTACTCGTGATAACTTAAAAAATGTAGAATCAATCTATGCTGCACTTAGCAATGATCCTGACCGTGAAGCCAAGACAGCAGACTTCCGTGAATATCTAGCCAAGGAAGGCATACGAGAGCCCGACATGACTGTGAGAGAAAGTGATGCTAACTTCCTGGCCCGGTTGCGTGATCGTATCGTGAATCAGGGCATGCAACCATTGATTGAAACCAAGCGATCATATCAACTGTACGAAGAAGAACCTGCTGCTGTTGGTGGCAAAGCCAAAGGCATCGAGCACTTGGAA